CACAAAGTCAGTATCTAGCCACTGCCAACAAGATGGGTGCTCTCTTTCAAGGATCTGGTGTTGAACAGCAAAAAAGTCTTGAGCTGACTGAAAAGGCAATGCAAAGAGCTGCTGATATGGCATCTGTCATGGGTATTGACATGCAAGTTGCACTAGACTCTGTTGCTGGTGCAGCTAAGGGAAACTTCACCATGATGGATAATCTTGGTGTTGCTATGAATGCCACGAACATTGAAGCTTACGCCCTTGCCAAGGGTCTTGATTTTACCTGGGCATCTGCAACCAATGCAGAAAAAGCAGAAGTTGCTATGCAGATGTTCTTTGAGAACACAGAGCAATATGCAGGGAACTTCGCTCGTGAATCTACTCAGACGGTTAGTGGTTCAATTGGACTTTTACAAGCTGCCCTTGGTTCATTCACAGCAGGCCTTGGAAATGCAGATGCTGACATGCAAAACCTAACACAAAATCTGGTGGATGCTTTCCAGGCTGTAGTCATAAATATTGTACCAATATTGGAGAATGTAGTAACTGCATTACCAACTGCAATGGATGCGATACTACTAGCCATTGGTGATTTACTTCCTGTACTTCTAAGTACTGTAACGGAGTTGTTTGGGCAGGTTCTTGAGACCTTATTAAGTCTACTTCCTGAGCTTATCCCAGCTGCAGTAGATGCTGTAATGACGATAGTTGGTGCACTCATAGAGAATTTACCTCTACTTATAGATGCTGCTGTTCAATTGGTAACTGCCCTGGTTGAAGGGTTTGGACTGGCTTTACCACAATTGATTCCGGCTATGGTAGAAGCAGTTATTCTAATTGCAACAACATTAGTAGGTAACTTAAATCTTGTATTAGATGCAGCTTTTCAGATTATTAGTGGTTTAGCACAGGGACTTCTAAATGCTTTACCTACACTTATTCAATCCTTACCACAAATTATTAATAGCATAATAAGTTTCATAACAAGTAATTTACCTAGATTGATTGAAATGGGTGTGCAACTAACCATTCAGCTAGGTGTAGGACTTATTCGTGCTATACCACAAATTGTAGCTCAGCTTCCACAAATCATTGTTGCTATAGTTTCTGGTCTTGGTAGAGCAATCCCTTCTATAATGGAAGTAGGCCGAAACATAGCTCGTGGATTATGGGATGGAATTGCATCTATGATTAGTTGGTTAAAAGATAAAGTAGATAGTATGGTAAATGGAATAGTAAGAGGAGTTAAAGGAACTTTAGGTATCAGATCTCCTTCAAAGGTCTTTGCTGGAATCGGTGCTAACATGGGTGAAGGTATAGGTGTTGGATTTACTGATGCGATGGCAAGTGTAGAAAGAGATATGGAAGGGGCTATTCCTACAGATTTTAATATGGATATGAACAGCGTTGTTACTGGAGCTGAAGGTAGAAGTAATGGAGCAGTATTTGATGTAACAATACCTCTTACCATTGATGGCAATATCCTTACAAGAGTTATTGCCCAGCTTCAGTGGAATCAAAATACGGTAACAGTTAGAAATCTAGGCGTAGCAAGAACATAAATAAAATTTTATATAAGGAGGGCAGATGATTATGATTGATATATTTTCAGGCATTACTCTTATTCAAACCATAAAAAATGTTATGAGTGCAACTTTAAGAGAAACTCTAGAAGGTGAGTTTACATTATCATTTACCGTATTAGCCAAATCTGCCCTTGCTTTAAAAACTAGGCAGATAGCAAAACTTAATAATCAATATTTTGAAATTGTTCAGATAAGTAAGTCTTTACAGGGGAGCCTTCCTATCTGTTCGGTTTTATGTGAGCATGTTTCATATATTTTAAATGATGAGATTTATAAGATAGACACTTTTGATTTTACAGGTGATCCAACAGAAGGTTTAAACTTACTCCTTGCAGGAACACCCTTTACTGCAGGGGTTGTGGAATACACAGAAAGCACTACTATGAAAATTAATCAGGAAGTAACAAGAAGATCTGCACTAATGCAGTATATTGCTATCTTAGGTGGAGAGATTGAGTACGATGGATACAAGATAAACATAAAAGATCATAGAGGAAGTATGGACTACAAGCCAGTTATGGATAGCAAGAATGTAACTAATGTGTCTGTGTCCCATGATTCAAGAGAAAATTCATCGTCTTATGATATATCTTTCTTTAAGCTTCTAGATTTATCTGTTGGGGATAATGTACATATTGTTTTTAAACCCCTTGGGATAAATATAAAAACTAGAATTATATCACTTGAATATAACCCTTTTTATAGGTATAACATCCGGGTTGAAGTTGGAAGATATAGGCCAAGTATTTCTGATACATTCTACCGAATGGAAACTTCCATATCAAATGTAGGAAGCTCTGTAGATGACTTAAAGATAAAGGTAGATGACTTAGGGGTTTCATATACAATTGTATCAAATATCGTAGTAGGCGAAGGAGTAATTGATGTTACTTATACAGTCAAAAAAGAAGATACTCACCAATATTATGCAAAATATAATTATACAGTTGATAGCGCAGGAAGGTTTACAAGTATTAGTCTTAATGAAATATTTTCAGAACTTCTTTTAAAGGAAGTATCAACACTAACCGTTGATACAACAAGCTTTCAAATAGTCTACGCTGATTATACAACTGCTACTTATAACTACACAGTAGATAGTAGTGGAAGAATTACAGGAATAACGAAGGTGGGATAAAATGAGCTATGATAAAAGATTTAATAATACCCTGGCTATTTGGACTGCCTTTGGTGGCAGAGGAGATCTTCTATTTACTATTCCAACCTTAACATGGCAAAAGGTTAATTATAAGGACTTTGGTTATACTCAATATAACTATGAAACTAAAATTAATGTTTATGATAACGGTAATGCTCAAATTGCGGTTTACTATGCTAAAACTCCATACATGTCTTATTGGAATAAGACTACAAAGAAATGGACAATTGCAAATGTTTCTTGGTGGAGTAATGGTGCTCCTGAAATACTATGGGCAGGAGATGGCGTTTTTTTAGCAAAGATTGTAGGCCTAGCAAATATCATTTCATCCTATGACGGTATAACCTGGTACAATGCCGGTTACTGTGCAGGAGCCTATAATGCTATGACTTGCGGAGCTTATGATGTAACTAGAAATTGCGGAGTTGTCAGCTGGTGGTACTATAAATCTCCCGTATATTATAACTATCAAGACTTAAAGACAAGAGTTGCTTGGACTTTAGTAGGCTCTGATGGTACTTCAGTACCTATCTTTAAATATTTAACTGCTCATAAGGGAAACTTCGTAGGGGTTGTTGGAGGAGATTTATCTATTGCAAGGGCCAGTTCTGCAAGCCCTGGAGCATGGATAACTACTATTGATGAAGATCAAAAAGAAACTCATTATATGTTTATCCGCTCTGTACATGACAAGTTATTTGTTATGAAATGGCACTCAACTTATGCAAATGGTAAATATATCTATTACGTAAAGCTATGTGTCATGAATGATAGTGCAACACAGCTTATTGAAACCAATCTTTCTCATGTAGGAGATTTAGCAGACAATAGAATTGCTAATCCGCAAAATATTATATGGATGAGTGATTGGGGTAAATATGCTTTGTTTAATCAAAATATGCTCTATGTATCGGATGACGGTATCACCTGGGTAGGAAAAGAGCAGCCTGGACTTTCCACAAGAGATCTAGTAACCTTTGAAGGAGCAATCTATATACCAGGTAAGGGCTTTTATATTTGCTGTAATGATAATTTTGTGTATTATGCTGAATATTAAGGACATTTGTGATTAAAGAATCTTAAGTCACAGGTGTCTTTTTATATATAAAGCTAAGATAAAAGTGAGGAGGAAAGAGAGTATGAAGGAAATATTGACTTATATACAGATGGCCTTTGCTGCTATCGGTGGATGGCTTGGCTGGTTTCTCGGAGGTTACGATGGATTTTTATATGCCCTGATTGCCTTTGTGGTCATTGATTATTTACTTGGAGTGATGTGTGCAGTTCTTGAAAAACATCTATCCAGCGATGTAGGTGCTCGGGGCATCTTTAAGAAAGTAGTTATCTTCTCCTTAATTGGAGTAGCACATGTTATCGACCAGAACATCATTGGAGATGGCAGTGCCATAAGAACTGCAGTGATTTTCTTTTATCTATCTAATGAAGGAATCAG